GTTTGGCCGTTCGTAAAGGCCCCAGTGGTCTGCATCGAGCCAGTATTGCCGTGAGAGGTGAAACTACCTGTGATGTTCGGAACCGCAAGAGGGGCCGCCTCCGAAAAGACGACCCCTGCGCTTTACAGCTTCTTGCGGACGAGCCACAGCGCGACAACCAGAGCCAGCGCGAGGCCATCAAAGTTGATGTCCCCGGTCCAGATGATTGAGACCTGTGGTAAAGTCTCCCATGAAGCAAGGATGAGTTTGGACACTCTCTGTCTCCTTGCAAAACCGACAAGCCCAGTGTTGATAGCGCTGGGCTTTGTCATACCTGCATTAAGCAGGGCCGTTCGCGGCTTTCGTCGCGAATTCTGCTAAGCCCTTGCGCCGCGCCCGGCGATTTGCTTGGAGATGGAGTGCTCCCCCCTTGTGGTTCTCAAATTATTGCATGGATGTCCGTCCGAACATCACGGGAGCAGCGCAACTTGACACCAATGAAACCGGGAATGGCCTGATATTTTTCGCAGAGGGTGCATTCGGGCAATATGTCTCATCAGCCCCTAACGCATATGCTTCCTACGCTAGTGATGTCACTCGCGAAATTCATGGCAATTTCACGCTTGATGCGGCGAGGAGTTCGTCAACTTACGGAGCATCAACGGTGGTTCAACCGCCCAGTGTGGCAATGCTGATTCTCATCAAGTTTTGATCAAGGCTAGTGTCGCCAGTGCCGCTGGTTGAACTACACTGGTCGCTCCGTATACGCTAGACGACAGGTTTGCGTAAAACTCTCGCCGAAGAGAATTGAACGAACCACCCCCGTACCGAGACGTACCCTGCATCGCCGAATTGGTCGAGAAACACCCGTCGGTCCCGTCACCCTGGTTAAGACCAGCAATGAGTCCGCCTGTGATGTTCGGCCATTCAATTTGGCGTTTTCGGGGCTTGAACGCGTTGCCTCAGCAGTGTGCCAAGCCCCACAGATCGGAAGCGCTATGGCTAAGGGTTGTCGCTGCGGCCATTGGGAAGCAGAGGCATCAGCCCGGCACTTCGGGCACAGTGCTCAAGGTAGTCGCTCCACGCCCGCATGACCGCTCGTCTCGCGTCGAGGTAATCGCTCCTTTGATAGGCGCGGGATACCTGAGAACCTGAGACGTGAGAGAGGCAGGCTTCGGCGACTTCGAAGGGTGTGCCCATGTCCGCCATCCAACAGCGGGCCATTGATCGCAGGCCGTGGGCCACAAGCCTTCCGGCGAGCGTGGTTCCGTGCAGGTACTTGGCGAGTGCTTGGGAAGAGATGTGGGAGCCGGGATCGCGCCCGGCGAAGACGTAGGAGCTTCTGGGGTGCGGGGAGAGGGATGCTTCCTTGGCGAGGAGAAGGCGCATGAAAGTGGTCAAGGGGACGCGGTGCAGGCATCCATTTTTCATCTCAGCGGCAGGGATGGAGAGGGTGTCGCCGTCGATCCACGCCTTCCGGAGCTTGGCGGTTTCTCCGGGCCGGAGCATGGAAGCGAGGGACCAAAGAAAGAGGGTTTGCGTGCGCATTGGAGCGCACTTGACTACTGCCAGCGCGTCCGGAAGAGATTGCCATGAGATCGACGGCATGGGTCTGACGATGGGGGCAGCGAAGACTCTGCTGACTCTGGCAACGGGGTTGTGAAGGATGTAACCGGCGCAGACGGCCAAATCCATGATCTCGCGCGTTCGCATCAGCACGCGTTTGAGTGTGGCTTGATGGCCTGCGGCTTCGATGTGCCGGACGGTCGCGATGATGAGGGGAGCGGTGATTTCGTCGAGCTGACGGCGACCGAGAGGGGCGATGACATAACGCTCAAGGCGGCGCTTTTCATCCATGTAGGAGGTGATTCTGCCGCGCTTGAGATTGCACCACAGGCGGAAGGCGTCTGAAAGGACGTATCCACGGGGCGGCTCCTGCCCTAACTCCTTCCGCTTTCTGCGGGCCAGTTGCCGGGCCTGCATCAGAGAAACCTCGGGCCATCGTCCGAGGCTCAGATCAGTAACCCTGCCTCCGTAGGAAATGCGGAGACACCAACTTTTGACCCCCGAGGGGTGAACCCGAAGGGTGAGGCCGTGGCTATCTGTCACGGTGTAACGCTTTTCACGCGGTCGCAAGGCCGCAATTTTTCTTGTAGAGAGGTTTTTCGACATGAAGCCCAATGAGATCAAAGAAATCCCGCACGTCGATGAGGATGGCTACTTTGATGGCATGGTGGCCTGCATAGCCGACGCGAAGGGCTCGCTGATGCTCGGCGCGGACTGCTATGACATCGCCGCCCCCGAAGACGATGGGAAGCACTTTTTCAAGCTGTCTGCCGACAAAAATGGCTGGGTGGCGGAAGCTATTCCGCAAACAGTCGAGGAATGCGTCGGCATCGTGCTCGATCATCACAAACAGACGAAAAGAATTCACAAACTCCGCACGGCTTTCGATGAGCTCACGAAGAACTCGACGACCTATCGCCTGGTCCAAGACCCGGAAACGAATGCCCGCTCGATCGAAAAGATTCCGGAACAGACTGTTGAGGAAGCGCGCTCCGAGAAGATGCGGGCCCTCGACTCTGCCTTTACGTCTTGGTATGAGGACGGCGCGACACTAAAGTCTTCTCTGGGCTTCGAAGCCGACTCGGACTCCCGCGCCATGCAGGACGTGAACGGCCTAGTCACGGCGGCGGAATCTTCGGCCGCCTTCGTGGACACGGAGAGCGGGGGCGGTCTGATCTTCATGGACGCCAACAACGTTGGGCATCAAGTCAGTCTTGACCAACTCAAGGCTCTGCAGCTCGAAATTATTCAGGCCGGACAGGCAGCCTATCAGGAAAAATGGAAGCTGCGCGACGCGATTGAAAAGGCGAAGACGAAAGAGGAGCTGGGAAAGATCGTCATCGCCTTCCATCCGGTTGACTTCTCTACGAAGTGATGCGGCGCTATCTGAAGCAGGTGCTCATCGCCTTTGATCAGCTCATCAACGCTCTCCTGGGCGGGTGGGCTGATGAGAGCCTCTCTGCGCACGCATGGCGACAGCACCTAGAAGGGAAACGAAATTGGCCGTATTTGCTCATCGATGCGATCTTGTTCTTCGATGGCAATCATTGCCGGACGAGCTATGAGAGTGAGCTAGAGCGGACCCAACTGCCGCCCAGCATGCGGGGCTAGGTATAATCGCCGCCAGCATGAAGCAAGGACGCGGCGCATAGCCTGTTCCTGCCTATCCACACCTACCGACGGCCGAGGCAAGGAATTCCCGGCGTATCGCCGGAGGATAGGCCCCCGCTAGGGGTGTAGAAGCGACAAAGCCCAGTGCGCTAACACCGGGCTGAGTCAATGATGCAAGGGGTGGTTATGCATGCCTTCACTCTTGCTTCGTGTCAGATTATGCCACACGACATCGTTGTGGTGACGGGCGACATCAATATTGATGGGCTCGTCATTGCCGTCATTATTGCGGCGTGGCTGATCGGCAAGAGGCGTTAAGCCGCAGGGGTCGTTCTTCTTCGGGAGTTCGGCCCCTCTTGCTATCTGTCTGCTCAGGCCCGCCAATGCGCGGGCTTTTTTTATGGGTGAATTGATGCTCTATGTGAAATGGATATGTCTGTTGCCGCTGAGCTTCGTCATGGCGGTCGTTGGGAGGCTGCTCGCGCCGATCCTGCCGTTCTTCGCGAAGTCAGACGGCTATCTGCCCTCGTGGCTTTCGTGGTTTCAGACGCCTGACAACCCTCTTGATGGCGACAAAGGCCATTGGGAGCGCTGGCCGGGCACCTCGGCGTGGGCCACCTACAGACGACGGGTTGCGTGGCTTCTCCGGAACGTCTGCTACGGCTTCGATATCTCGGTGCTCGGACAGAAGACCTATCCGGGAGACCGGCTGGAAATGCTCGGCGAGGAGGGCGTCTCGGATCAGCCTTACGGAAGGTCCGGCTACTGGGTTAAACGCGTCTATCACGGCGAAAAGCTGGTCTGCTGGCACCTCTATGTCATCCGGCAGTGGAGCTTACTGCCGTCGAAGTGCCTGCGCATTTCAATGGGATGGAAGCTCTTCAGCTTTGATGGCTTGAAAGAAGAGATGCATCAGCTCACCTGCTACTGCAACCCCTTAAAAACCTTCAAACAATAATGAGGTCATTATGACTAAGGAAGAAGTTCTCGCCAAGCTCAAGGAGCTCGGTATCGACGTGAACGGCGCAACGGATGAAGTGATCCAGAAGGCGCAGGCGTGGCTTGAAGACCAGAAGGCACAGCTCGATACCGAGACGCGCCGCAAGGTCAGAGCCGCGTGGATCGCGATCTCGGTCGTTGCTCTCGTCGTCGGACTTGCGGTCGGCTGGTACGGCCGCATCCTGCTCGGGTGACGCAATGCACTCGCTTCTACCGGTAGGGACTGAGGCGGCGTGGATAAAGATAGGTGCGGTATTGGGGGTGATCTGGGGGGCGACGTTAGAGAGCGTTGCCCCCTTGGTCTATTGGTATCTGGCCTTCATGGCGGCCGACCTTCTCACCGGGATATGGGCCGCCTGCCGGACCGGGACTTTCAGCTCAAAGCGCCTTAGCTTTGGGATGGCGAAGAAGGGACTTGCCTTTTTCATCATCACTCTTGCGCACGGGATCGACGTGAGCTTCTGGTTCGTGCTCCACGACATGCCACTTTTTCAAAGCGTGACGCTCTGCGCCTATGCCTGCGGCGAGTTCGGATCGATCGTCGAAAACATAGAGAGGGCGGGTTTCGGAGACGCACTGCCTCCAGTCCTCAAGAAGCTTTTCTTGACGCTAGAGAAGCGCCTTGAGAATGCCGTGGACTCCAAGCTCGATCAGATCGGACTCGACGACGAGGAGAAAGACAAGAAGACCAAATAGCAAAAGCCGCTCGGGAGCGAACCGGGCGGCTTTTTTATAGGCGAAGTCATTTCTAGGAGCCTATGGGAGACATTTTAAATGCTTTGAAGATCGGAGAGCTCATGACTGCAGATGATTTGACATGGCAGGCGACGGCTC